TGAGTTTATGATCCGCAAATTTTAAGAGCGGAGAGAAGAAGCATCTCAAGCAAAAGACCTTTTTTTGTTTCGCACGAGGGCAAGACAGTTAAGGATAATGAATATCTCGGCTTTACATTTGACGCAGAGGATTTTAAGAAAGCGAGAAGAATCGTTCGGAAAGAAGGTACAGGAGAGTGGACAGAATATCAAAGCGGTGAAAGACTTCCTATTGAAGAAAGATGGTCAGGAAGGTTTTTTACGCTTGACAAAATATTTAAACCTGTTAATATGGAGGGAGCAAATGTGTTGGAGACTACATGGTATTATAATATCGGTTGCTGGAGTGGCCTTCGCGCCTATCTTGCTTCTACAGAATGTGAGAACACTAGCAGACCGGCTGAACAATACCTAAAGTATCATGAATGGAACCCCGTAGGAGTGGATGAAGAACTGGAGGAAGAGGAGTGTTGAAGCTTCGAGTCATTAAAAATAAAAATGGAATGTTTGGCATACAGGCTTCATGTTTTTTTAGTACGGGAGAAGTGGTCTATTCTTTATTGGATGGTGTTGAAACCAAATTGCGTACGCAAACATCAGTACAAGTCGAGGTAAACCTACATGTAGAGGATGAAATAGGAAGGTATATTAATCATCATTGTGATCCTACCTGTGAAATACAAAAGCACAATGTAGTCGCAATAAAAGACATTAATATTGGAGATGAAATAACGTTCGATTACGTCAAGAACGAAGATTTCATTTCTTCACCCTTTATTTGTGCTTGCTGTAACAAGCTTATTAAATAATCAAAAAACTTGGAGATAAAATGACAAAGAAAAGTAGCATCCCTTTCGTTGGCCTTCATGCCCATAGTGGCATGGGTAGCCCCTTTGACGGACTTGGATACCCAGCGGAGCATATGGACTTCGCCTTTGAGAATGGCAATGACGCACTGGCCTTAACCGACCATGGGAATATGAACGCGATGTCATATCAGGTCCAGCATGCCAAACAAATGAAAAAGGATGGAAAAGAATTCAAGCCAATCTTTGGAGTTGAGGCTTACTTTCTCCCAAGTGTTGCGGAGTGGCAAACTCAATACGCAAAGGCCAAAGAAGACAAGAAAGCAAAAAAGAGTCTGGACAACTCTAGGTCTGCAACTACAATTGAAGATGAGACAAATAAACAATCGGTAAAGAACATTCTTAACCGTCGCAGGCATCTCATTCTTCTGGCTCAAAACCAAACCGGATTGAATAATATCTTTGAGATGGTTTCTAAATCCTTTTCACCGGAAAACTTTTATCGCTATCCGCGCATGGATTACGCAATGCTCAAGAAGCACAGTGAGGGTGTTATTGCGGCATCGGCCTGTCTTGGTGGCGTATATGCTGGAAACTATTGGGAAAATAGAGAGGCCGGACCTGATGCTGTTTTGGATGCCATGCGAAACACAACCATGAAGATGATGGATATCTTCGGGGATCGGTGGTATGGCGAACTTCAATGGAACAATATTCCAGAGCAGCATGAATTAAACAGATATATTATACAGCTTCATCAAGAGTTTGGCATCAATCTAATTTCAACTGCTGATAGCCACTATCCAAATCAAAACGCCTGGAAAGACCGCGAGCTTTATAAGCGTCTTGGTTGGCTTGGAAAGGGCGGTCTTCCTTCGTTTATTGAACCTGAGCTTCCGGCCGGCATTGATGAGATTGGATACGAATTATTTCCAAAGAACGGCGATCAAATGTGGGAGAGCTATAAATTATATTCAGAGAAATGTGGCGCTGAATATGATGACGATATTGTTAGACGCTCCATTGAGGAGACACACTACATCGCTCATAATAGAATTGAAAACTTTATGCCAGACAATACTGTTAGGCTTCCTGATTTTGTTGTGCCGCCTGGCAAGACAGCGACAGCAGCATTGACGCAGCTTTGTTTAGATGGGATGCGTAATTCAAACTTGCATCATGACCAGGAGTATGTTGATCGACTCAAAGAAGAGTTGGAAGTTATTAGTGAGCGTGGGTTTAGTAAATACTTTTTAACAATGAACGCAATCGCAGATCAGGCAAATGAAGTACAGATTACTGGCCCTGGTCGCGGATCAGCAGCGGGCTCTCTGGTCGCGTATGTTCTTGGAATTACTCAAGTAGATCCAATTAAATACAATCTTCTGTTCTCCCGATTCTTACGAAGGGACGCAAAAGACTATCCCGATATTGATTATGATGTATCAGACCCAATGGAGTTGAAAGAGTTATTAATTGAGAAATGGGGCAAGTCTACTGTTGTTCCAATCTCAAATTATAATACGCTACAACTGCGATCCTTGATTAAGGATATCGCAAAGCTTTACGAGATTCCATTTACAGAAGTCAATCCAGTTACTTCACGAATGTTGAAAGAAGCAACGCCTTTGGCCAAAAAGAAGCACGGCATCAAGGCAGGTATTTATACCCCGACGTTTGAGGAGGTAATGGAGTTCTCAGATTCCTTGAAGAAGTTCTTGAGGAAATATCCATCCGTC